GTAGTAGGCTTTATTGATAACGGGTATGATAGCCCTTATGTTGTTGAAAATAAAGCTAATCCGATAAGAAGTAATGATATAGGAGTTTATGCTCGTATTAATATACCTATAGGAGCTCCTCAAGAAAGAATTAATTGTAATACGTTATACCAATTAGAGCTAGAAAAAAAGAGAATGGAGGTAACTAAATTAAAAGAGGAAATTGCAAACTTAAAAAATCTGCAATTTACTGATTCAAAGGACGAATAATGGCAGAGTTTGAGATCGCAGGTATGACCTTTAAAGGCGGCAAAGCAGCCGTAGTGTTTACCGCGCTTTCTACTCTTGGTGGCGCATCATGGGCAGCTTTCGAATTCTATAAAGACTATACAGATATGAGAGAAGTAGTACAAAACATAGATGTAGACGCTATTGCAGCACGAAACGATGTAATGGAAACAAAACTAGATGAAGCTATTGAATATACTCGAGATATCAAATCAGGACTACGTGATGATATACTTCGTATCGAAAAACAAGCGGACAGAGCCGAAGATAAAGTACGAGCGTCTGAGGAAAAAGTAAGAGGGATGATAGATAGCGCAAGCGAACGCTTCGAAAATAAGAGAGATGCACTTAGTTCCGACACTAGCAGAGAGATAAAAGAATTAGAAGAAAGACTTGAGAAAAAGCTGCAAAGAGCCCTAGACAATCCATTGTCAGACTAACCTAACCAAAAAAATTTCTTGACATTTAAAATAATGTTCTTTATAATAAACGTTGAGTTAAAAATATAAATAAAGGGCTTGTAGCCCCTAGAACTTAATTTAAGGAGTTACAATATGTTTCAATCAAAAGGGAATTGGGTAGGATACCTACCAGGAATAGGTAAAAAAGCCTTCGCAACTAAAGAAGAGGCAGAGGCTTACGAAAACGGAACTGAGAAGCTGAATAAGCTCCAAGAAGATAGCAGAGCTAACTGGTATGGAGAAGCGAAGCATGGCGGTGAAGAGGAAGAGAAAGTCGACGAAGAAGCCAGTTCCGACGAATAAAAAACTTTATGCAAAAGTAAAAGCTCAAGCAAAGCGGAAGTTTGCAGTATATCCTTCAGCTTATGCAAATGGATGGCTTGTAAAAACTTACAAAGCCAAGGGCGGTAAATACCGCATGGGGAGCAAGTAATGCCAGCAGGAAAAGGTACCTACGGAAAGAAAAGAGGGCGTCCAGCCAAGAAACGTAAAAACGGAAAAAAGAAAAAGAAGTGACCGTCTAAACGTTAGTCCGGGAGACTAAAATGGCAAAACCGAAAGGAGGACTTACTAAGTGGTTTAAAGAAAAATGGGTAGATATCTCTCGTCCTAAGAAAGGAGGTGGTTACGCCAAGTGCGGGAGAAAGAAAGCAAAGAAAGGCAAATACCCCAAATGTGTTCCAAAAGCAAAAGCAGCTCGTATGACTGCAGCTCAGAAAAAGTCTGCAATAAGTAGAAAAAGAAAAGCCGGCAATCCCGGTGGCAAACCTACTATGGTTAAGACCTTCGTAAAGAAAAAACGTAGGGCTAGAATGAGGCGATAAACTATGGCAGTAAAACGCAAAGCAAAGAAAAAAGATTCAAGACTGAAGAGGGCAGGCGTTGCGGGGTTTAATAAACCAAAGCGTACTCCTGGTCATGCAAAGAAGTCACACATCGTAGTAGCTAAGGTTGGCAGTAAGATAAAGACAATTCGTTTCGGCCAGCAGGGAGCTAAAACGGCAGGGAAGCCGAAGGCTGGAGAGTCTACAGCAATGCGAAAAAAGAGAGCGTCTTTCAAAGCACGACACGCCAAGAATATAGCTAAAGGCAAAATGTCTGCGGCATATTGGGCGGATAAGGTAAAATGGTAGACGAAAAAGCAGGGTATCATCCCGCAGATACAAATGGAGACGGAGAAGTATCCGACTCTGAAAAAGAAATGTACTTAGAATTTAAACGTAAAGAATTAGAAGATAAAGACGCTCAACGAGATGCTATTCGTAAGATGGCATGGTTTTCTTTAGTTGGTCTTTTGTTGTACCCTTTTGGTATTTTTCTAACTTCTCTTTTTGGACTAGAATCAGCGGCAAACTTAATTGCAGATATTGCACCTACTTATTTTGCCTCAATAGCAGTATTAGTGTCGGCATTTTTCGCCGCAGATGCAGTAGGAAGTAAAAAGTAAGTTTTGAAAATAATAGGACAAAATTAAAATGGCAGTTGAAATTAGCCGAAAAGATATAATATCAAATTATTTATTTGATTATGTAGCAGAAGAGAGGTATCTAAAATTACAGGTAAATCCTTACATGGAATTACTTGGTATAGAACCTTTACCTTCTCAAGTAGCTATTTTAAACGCTATCAATAATCCTAAATATCGTTTTGTTTGTGCAGCATTATCCAGACGACAGGGTAAAACATACATTGCTAATATTATAGGACAGCTAGTATCTTTAGTACCTGGCTCTAACATTCTTATTATGTCTCCGAACTACGCTTTATCTCAAATATCTTTTGATCTACAAAGAGGTCTAATTAAACACTTTGATCTAGAGGTCACTAAGGATAACGCTAAAGATAAAGTAATAGAACTTTCAAACGGTTCTACTATACGGATGGGTTCCGTTAATCAAGTAGACTCCTGTGTAGGTAGGTCTTACGACTTAATTATTTTTGACGAGGCGGCTCTTGCCGATGGTAAGGACGCATTTAACGTAGCCTTGCGCCCTACGTTGGATAAGGAAAATTCTAAAGCAATTTTTATATCTACCCCTCGGGGCCGTAACAACTGGTTTTCAGAGTTTTTTGACAGAGGTTTTTCAGATGATTTTTCCGAATGGATTTCAATTAAAGCAACATATAAAGATAATCCCAGAATATCTGAACACGATATTATGGAAGCTAGAAAATCTATGTCAGAGGCTGAGTTTAAGCAAGAATATGAAGCAGACTTTAATATATACGAAGGACAAGTTTGGAACTTCGACCACGAGAAGTGCGTCTTTAATGGAGACGGCTTGGAGACTTACAAAATGGATGTTTTTGCTGGGTTGGATGTTGGTTATAGAGATCCTACTGCGTTCTGCGTCATTGCGTACGATTGGGACGATAAAAAATACTACTTACTAGATGAATATTTAGATGCCGAAAAAACAACAGAATATCATGCTAAAGAAATACAAAGATTAGTAAGTAAATGGGATATTGATTATATTTATATTGATTCCGCAGCTCAACAAACTCGATTTGATTTTGCACAAAACTATGACCTTAGTACTATTAATGCCAAAAAATCCGTTCTTGACGGAATAGCACATGTAGCAAGTATAGTAGATAATGATAGTCTTTTTATCGATCAAAAATGCTCTGAAAGTATTATGGCCTTAGACCAATACCAATGGGACGCCAATCCTAATCTAGCCAGAGAAAAGCCTAAGCATAATCGAGCATCACACATGGCAGATGCTTTAAGGTATGCATTATATTCATTCGAAACAAGCAACAGCGGGTTTTAATGATACCAAGTCAAAAATAGTATTTGACATAACACCTCAAATTGGATATACTTTCAAATATGAAAAAGCTCAAAAGAGACCCTATAAAATATATAAGGGATAGAGCCAAATCAAAGTATAAAAAAGGAAGTTCTTGCGAAATCTGCGAAGAGACAGAACAGCTAGATTTTCACCATTTTTATACGCTTGCCCTTTTATTAAAGGACTGGTTAAAGGAAAAAAACAAAGAGCGACCCGAACACTATACAAACGAGTATATTGTAATTTGGAGAGACGAATTTATAGAAGATAAATGGGCGGAACTTTATAACGACACTGTTACTTTATGCCACTTTCATCATTTAGAATTGCATAGACTTTATGGTAGAAACCCTCCTTTAATAACCGCAAAAAAACAAATGCGTTGGGTAGAGATTCAAAGAGAAAAACATGGCTTGGTATAACAATATTTTTGGTAAAAAACCTGAAGGAGTTGAAGAGAAACTAAATCCTGCACAGTATCATATGGGCAGGGATACCAATTCCTCTAGAGAGCCCATCTTTAGTTATGAAAAAGCGTATGAAGACTTAGAAATCGTTAATCGCGGCGTAAATATGATCGTTGATGACGTAGCAGAGATTCATACTTTAGTTTCTAAAGAGAATTCTTTTAAAGGACAGATCCCGGGTATTAAAAGAGCTAAAGTAGATCTTCTTCTTAACAAGTCTCCTAATCCTTATCAAGATATTAACAGCTTTAAACGTAATCTTATTACTGATTTTTTAATTGATGGTAATATCTTTATTTACTTTGATGGAGCACATCTCTATCATTTACCTGCTACTGATGTGCGTATACACTCTGATAGAAAAACTTATATTGAAAAGTTCACAATGCTTGATATTGAGTTTAGTCCTAATGAAATTATTCATATTAAAGAAAACTCTTTTCATTCAATCTATCGAGGCGTTCCCCGTTTAAAGCCTGCATTGCGTACTATGGTTCTTGTAAAGAATATGAGAGCTTTTCAGGATAACTTCTTTAAAAACGGAGCAGTACCAGGTTTAGTACTTAAATCACCTAATACGCTTTCTGAGAAAATTAAAGAACGTATGATTGCTTCTTGGCAGGCAAGATATCGTCCAGATGCAGGTGGTCGACGACCTCTTATCTTAGACGGTGGAATCGAAATAGATGCTATATCTAATGTAAATTTTAAAGATTTAGATTTTCAAAGTGCTATTTTAGAAAATGAAAAAATTATTTTGAAGGCGTTAGGAATACCCCCTATTATGATGGATTCTGGTAACAACGCCAACATTCGTCCAAATATGCGACTATATTATTTGGAGACTATACTTCCTATAGTTCGAAAAATTAATTATGGATTAGAAAGATTTTTTGGTTTTGAGCTAAGTGAGGACATTACTAATATCCCTGCTTTGCAACCTGAATTACGAGACTCATCTGCGTATTATACTTCACTAGTAAACGGAGGTATTATTACAGCGGCAGAGGCAAGAGAACGATTAGGTTTCGAAGCTATTGAAGGCACAGAAGAAATAAGAGTTCCTGCGAACATTGCAGGTTCAGCGGCAAATCCAAATGAGGGCGGACGTCCCGTCGAAGAATCCGAGGAATAGATATATGGCATTTCGTCAAAAACAAGCAGTATTAGATTTAGCAGTTAAACATTTTAAAGAATTTGGACTGCCTTTAGATATTGATTTTAAAAGTTATACAACAATTGTTGGACCTAAAGAAGCAATTCATGCTGTGTCTGTTAAAAGAAGTTTCAAAGGATGGAAGTATCTCGTCCATGCTGTTAGGCTAAAGCACCCAGAACTTGCAGAAAAGCCTAAGCCCGAGCCGAAACCTGTTACACCAAAAGTACCCACGCCTGCACCTAAGGCTACGGTCAAGCCTGCTGTTAAACCAGCAGTAAAAGAGGATAAAGATGATGAATAAAATCTTTAATCTGACGTCTACTTTCAAGACTCATGAACAGGACGATGGTTCTGTCATGATTCGTGGGATGGCAA